AACCTCACAGAGTTGTATGCCCATTCAGCGGAGGCAATTCCGGACACGCTGGTGAATCTCACCCGGCTGCATGCCCGTTCAGCCAAAGAGATCCCGGACACGCTGGTGAATCTCATATATCTGTCAGCTAATTCAGCGGAGGCAATTCCGGACACGCTGATTAATCTTAAGTGGCTATCTGCCCATTCAGCGGAGGCAATCCCGGACACGCTGATTAACCTCAAGTGGCTATCTGCCCATTCAGCGGAGGCAATTCCGGACACGCTGATTAACCTCACAGAGTTGTCCGCAGATTCTGCCAAGGCAATTCCGGACACGCTGATTAATCTCATATATCTGTCAGCTAATTCAGCGGAGGCAATTCCGGACACACTGGTGAATCTCACCCGGCTGTATGCCCATTCAGCCAAAGAGATCCCGGACACGCTGGTGAATCTCATATATCTGTCAGCTAATTCAGCGGAGGCAATTCCGGACACGCTGATTAACCTCAAGTGGCTATCTGCCCATTCAGCGGAGGCAATTCCGGACAAACTTGCAATTCGTTCCGTAAATATAAGGAATAAATAAAAAATGAAGGTAATAGAGGCATTAGGCATAGCTATTGAACATTGGGAGGTTGATTAGGGAAACAGCGTGAATGAAAAATTAAAAAGCCAAACGAAAGGACAAAAAAAATGCTTAACAGACAAGGACCTGGAAAAATAGGTTGGACTGATTGGACATGGAATCCAATATCCGGATGCCTGCATGGGTGCCCATATTGCTACATGCTGCGGATGGAAAAACGGTTCCCTGGTATAATGCAGCCAAAATACCGCCCGGAATACCTCAAAGATCTTCAGTCTAAAAGATTAACACCCGGTGACAAAATCTTTGTGGGTTCATCCGGGGATACGTGGGGTGAGTGGGTCAAAGATATGCATATCACAGAAGTGTTATTTGAGGCGGCAATTAGACCCTATCTAACCTTCCAGTTTTTGACCAAGAAGCCTTCAAGATATAAAGAATTCCATCTTGAAAATTTGGATAATTGCTGGTTCGGGACATCCGTTGATGGGACTTACAAAACAATATTTAATTTGCAGGAATTGGCTGCATCATTGCCCGAAACCGCAAAAAAATTCGTGTCGTTTGAACCGTTAATAGAATCACCCACAATAAGCAGTGATTTTTACGATTTAAACTGGATCATCATTGGTGCCGACTCCACAAGAGGGGCCAAAAAACCGCCCAAGGCCTGGGCTGATTTTCTGATCCGGGAGGCACGAGACAAAAATATCCCGGTATGGGTAAAAGACAATTACGGGTACCCGGAAGTGATCAAGGAATTTCCAATTATTTAACGAAAGGGTAGAAAATGACAAAAGAAGAATACCAAGGGTTTCTCTTAAAAAAGGACGGGGAGAAACGGAAGGATCTGAAAAGGGAGATAAGTTATCAGCACCATTTGAAAACAATAAACGGCACACCGATCCTTTAACCAAAAGGCGCACCGCCCGAGTTATGATGGCCGGTGCGCCTTTTGGTTGGGTTATGTAAAACCTTTATATGTTTCTTGCGCCCCTGCTGCCTGCAGGAGCATCCGGAAAATTCCCGGGGAGACAACAGCCGGGTTGATCTGATCCCATCCCATGAAAGCGCATAGGGGTGTGACCATCTCTTCCGAACAAAATGTTTTATCCGGATTATCAGATCCTTTCAAGCCAAAGTTAAGGATGCCGCCCCAATCATATTCTTTTCTCTTTGCCGCCGATTCCCGGTAAAAATTCATCACAAAATCATAACATTCAGGGGAAACCACCAATGACCAAATTGAGTATGGGGTCCCGGGTGTGTGTCCTGAATAATCGGAATAATCCATCCAGGATTTTACTCCACCATCGTGAGGCCATTGTTCGATCAACTGTTTGTCCGACATCCTTTCTCGGTCCATGACCGCAGAATGGGAATCATTATCCCTTGTAAATTTTTGGATGATCCTGGAAACAAATCCTATCCCCTGGAACTGGACATACTCAAGAGATCTTGGTATCATTTTCACATCCCCACAAGAGCAATTAATTGGTAAACCCATTTAGGAAGCTCTTCCCCGGTGATCATCGCAATCCCTGCGAGAACAGATCCGCAAATAATAATCAGTACTTTTATTGGTTGATCTTTAATTTTTTGAATCACATCACCCCCTTAATAGTTTTTCAACCCTGTTTACAAGCCTCTCCGCCCGGCCATGGGTATACTTGTCCCGGTACCAGTCAGAATCTTTCATTTCTCTTATCATCCCTGAGAGATCCAGCCTGTTGACGGCATCGATCATCTTTTTGAAATTCCGGAATCCACCATGTCCAAGCTGAAACCTCATGTTAAAAAGAACATGATGGAGTTCTTCAGGTAGTTTTTTAAGGTCAGGGAAAACCTTATGCAGATCTTTGTAAACCTCGATATAACTGGTTTCAAACAGGAGATCAATTACTTCCGCAGGGAAGTCAACATCCTGAAAATTGAAACCGATACCGACCGTCCATTTCCCAGACGTGCATTTGTAAGCACGGGTTTTAATCCCCTCGTCTGCGATTGCCTCAGCCTTAACTTTATCGAAATTCACTTGCACCTCCTGAATAACTTTCTGATATTCGGCCACGCTTTTGGGAGCGTGACAAAGAAGAAGGTGGTTGCAGCCACCAATAAAGCAAACAAGCTTGCCCAATCCTGCAACGTATCGGGCACCATCCAACATAAAAACGAAACCGTGTAACTCAAAATTTCGGCTTTCACCTTCTCAAATTCCATATTACCCCCAGACATGCTCCATCTCTACGTCTTTCATCTCTGCCCCATCCACGAACCTGCCACCGAGCTTATCATCTACAGCAAAGGAAATATCTGTTATATCCTTTGTGATAGGAAAATCATCGGTAGTGTTAATAACAAGACTGGCTGCCTGGCCAGTAGTAACATTAACCTTCTCAATCGTTGTATTCGCTGACATTGCACCAACCCGGTTAATAACAACACCCTTAAGAGTCCTTGCTGTTAACTGAGCTTCCCCTACCGCAGTTGGCCCGAATTTTTTAACCCTGGCTACACTGATTGCAGGACTATATTCACCTGGTGCAGTTATATTGGCATGGGTGACCTCAGAGGTTTTCTTAGCCCTTACCCATCCATCCGCATCGGCATAAATCTGAACAGATGAATTAACCGGTATTGTGACAAGAGTACCAGTTCCACCTATATCATTGGTTACATCTGCATCAAGCGAGAGTCCACCATTGAACCCGGCTATTGTAACCGGAATTGCAATCGCTGTATCATTATATAATTCAACTGTTAAAATATTCGGTGCTGTTGCACTCCAAGCTGCAACGGCCATTGTCACGGATGTAACTCCCGTGTTAATATGTACCTCTGCGGTCTTGTGTAATGCGCTTGTTATTGGGACAGCACCCGTCCCGGTTAATTGGATCTTAACAAGGGATGCCGCAAGTATCGTCTGAATAGACGCTTCTGTAACCGGCATTGATGGCGTGGACCCGGCAGCACCAGAATTCATTAATGTGCCCTTGTTAACACCATCCGTTATCTCAATCTGATGACCATCTAACGATTGACCAAGCGTTCCAAATGCCTCTGCCTGAGTCATTCTTACCACTGTACTTACTCCCTCACCCTTCATGTGCATCTCCTATTTATAAAATATTAATGCAAAAATTAAAGAACTTACTGCGAACACAATTGCAGTGTACACAATAATCACATCAACCGTTATCTTATCAGTCCATCTGCGGTTCATAATTCTCCTCTGTAAAAATGTATTTAACCGGAACTATTTCAATTCCAGTCTCTTCTGTACCTAACTTTATCTCTGAGAAATATTGAAGTGTATCCAAGGAAGTACATTTGCTGTCAGTATCATCTGTACTCATAAATTGTACGTTCCAGGTTGTTTCTGTCTGGCCCATGCAAGAAAAACTTACCGGTCCACAAAGGGCTTCAATTGCCTTATGGATCTCAAATGATTTAGAAGTCCATTGATCTTTATTAAATTGAAATGTGGCTATCATATTATCCTTTAAAGGTTAGGAGTAATCGCTACACCTTTAGTTACTGTCAAAGTTGTAAATGCTGCATCCGAAGCAGACGTCCTTGCGGCATTCGGGGAAGAGATATTGATACTCTTCTCTGTTACCCAAGTTGCAACATTGGCCAGATCAATCAATAACTGGTCAATTTCACTGGCTGTTAAACCATACCCTGCACCAGGAATAAAATAAACCCGCCTCATATTATTAGCCCATGTGCGAGTTGTGTATCCTGTAACTGTTATTAAACTACCACTGCAATAAAAGTAAGTCATAACAGCAGGTATAGAACTTAAATTCCCTGTAATTTCCATGAGATTGCCATTGCAAGTAAAGTAAGTCATAACAGCAGGTATAGAACTTAAATTCCCAGTGATTTCCACAAGATTGCCACTGCAAATAAAGGTAGTCATAACAGCAGGCATAGAACTTAAATTCCCAGTGATTCTCTGGAGATTGCCACTGCAATAAAAGTAAGTCATAACAGCAGGTATAGAACTTAAATTCCCTGTAATTTCCATGAGATTGCCATTGCAAGTAAAGGTAGTCATAACAGCAGGTATAGAACTTAAATTCCCTGTAATTTCCATGAGATTGCCATTGCAAGTAAAGGTAGTCATAACAGCAGGCATAGAACTTAAATTCCCAGTGATTCTCTGGAGATTGCCACTGCAATAAAAGTAAGTCATAACAGCAGGTATAGA